TCCGGTCGAGTCGCCAACGACGAACGGGCATCCACTCCTTGGTGGGGCCAGTCGTTGACCACGAAACTGCCAGGATGTCCTTGGCACCTGTCGGCATGCTGTAGGTGTTGCGTGCGGCAGAGAACGAGAATGAAGTTGTGCCAACCCCCCACAGATCGGGGAACACACCAGCAATCGATTCGTTGATGGCTTGCTTCACCAAACCACGGGGAAACATGGGGCTTGAGATGACCCGAGTACCCGAAGCGTGGGCAGCAGCAGTCGTTCCACGAAAGCCTCGACCATACGGAGGAATGGTCATTGTCAGCGAGACGGAGTCAACGTCGTCAACCCAGATCAGTTCGTCACCGATCTCTACAAGCCCACGACTGACCGACTGGGTGCTAGCCACCGTCAATGTGGTGTCAGAGTCAGTAGCAGACTGCGTCAAGTGAGTGGACTCATCCTGAACAGTTGAGAATCCATGCAAATACAGAATGGTTTGATCCACCATCTGGCTGAACGTAGACACTAAAGATCAGCCCCCAAACGCTTCACAGCAGACACAGCCTTCTTAGTTGAGATCATGGATGTAGGCGGATCTTTAGCGGCGTCGTAGGGCCTTCCTAGGGCCTTTGTTGCCGCCTTAGCGGCGTCCACCTTTTCCTTAGTTGTGCCCTCCGGCATGATGCCGTAACTGCGAGCCTCACGGAATGCAGAGAGATCCGACTTCGTCTTCTCATAAGCAGACTGCAACGGACTATTGATGACAGCGGTCACCGTCACGTTGGCAGACTGCAGGCACTCTGCATAGGAAGAGTGATCCTTGGTCTTGCAACCTTCTCGACAATTCATTCCACGCTCACATAGTCGCCGTATCCCGCTGCAACAACAACGGCATACTCAGCATCGGAAAGGATGTGGTCACGACCACCACCGAAGTAGTAGTCAGCAGCATCGATCTCGTCTTGAGACGGATCGGAAGTTTCAGTAGCAGTACCGCCAGTTATCAGAAGTGATATCCCGACCAGAACTGGGTATCTGCTCAGGAGAATGTGATCTGTGTAGGCGATCTCCTGTGTTGGTGTTCGCAGAACGTATGTCACAAAATCTCCAATAGATGCAGCAGGGGGCCGCCGCCTTGTGAGCAGCGACCCCCCACCAACAGGGTTTCGATTAGGAAATCGAAGAGGACGACTCAATGCGGTACAGAGCCGCCTGCCTGAACACAGACCACCCTTGGAGTGAGTACCAACCGATGGGACGGTCACGCATGAGCTTGTCAACGACAGGCCCAATGACGATTCCCGGCTCCACGGCAGTCGCCTCGGCGAGAGCCTGCTGACCACACACGAAGGTGCGGTAGACAACCTCGCTCGATGCGCCGTCTGCAGCGGAGTACCCACGCGGAGTCTCCACAACGTAGGCACCGCCGTACACGCCAGTCACGGCGTTGAGGACGTTGCCAACGTTCGGCTCGGTGTACTTGCGAATGTCTTCAAACGCAAGCGAGCCAGTCTCTGCACGAAGGTCGTGCGCGACCAGCGGGTGCATGTACGCGGCGTAGAGCATGCCCTCCTTGGGGACAGCCTTGCCGGCACGCAGCTTGGACACAGCCTTGCGGAGATCCGCGCCAGCGATGACGTCCTCAGCAGCAACCTCGTTCGTAGCGGTCGGAGTGGACGCGCCACCCGTGCCGTACAGAACGTTGGTGCCACCATCGAGAACGGCAGCCACCACGGTGTCGAGCGAATCCGCGAGATTGTAGCTGACGATATTAGCGACAGCGGGGTCGACGTCGCTGAAAGCGAATTCGCCCAACTTGCGGGTCTGCAGCACGACATTGCCGTACTCATTCAGGGTCACCGTAACGGTGCTGACGTTGCTGATCGCAACAGCGTCGGGGTCCGTGCCCTCCGTCAACGTCGACGTTGCCGCCGAGAGATCGTTGTACAGCGAGAACACTACGGAAGAACCCGGCATAGCCTGCTGGACTGGACGCTTGTCTGCCAAAGACCGATACATCGGCTGCGAACGCAGGGAAAACTCGACGTAGCGGTCATAAGCGGTCTTGACCAAGCCAGCAACGGCTGAGGTATTGGTATATGCATCTGCCATAGTGATTCACCTCCTTCAAGTGAATAGTTGGATGTCAGAAACGCAGTTAGTACGCCTCTGGCCCGAGTGCGCTCCCGAAGAGGATCTTGTTGAGTTCTTCAGGATTGGACGCAGCCGCAATCAGCGAAGCCATCTGGTCAGGATCTCCAGACAAGGTCTGGCCTGACGACTGTGCTTGACTGATCCGGTTGAGAGCCGCTGCATTCGGGTCAACAGCAGGCGTGCTTTCTGCGTCAGAGGACTCGGCCTGAATTCCGAAGACTTCTCCGTATTCAGAAACCCAGTTCTCTACCTCCTCAGCGGAGGTAATGTCATTAGGAATGAACGCAGAAATCTTGTCGTTCAGTCCCTTAGACGAGAGGACATCTTTGATGGAACGTTCGCGCTGGGCAGCCTTCAAAGACTCGAGCATCTCGCTCATCTCTTTAAGTTGCTTGTCCTTGGCCCTATTGGCCTTACGCAGTTCCTTCATGGCCTTAGAGTCATTCGCCAGATCAGCGTCCTGATCAAGATCGAAATCTTCGTCGTCCCAGTTGATGTTCTCAGACATGCAATTACTCCCAATCATTAGATGAATCGCAGACCACAGCACCACTTGGGGGAGTGTGCTGGCTTCTACTACCGGGCTGATACTCGCTGAGGGCCGGCTGATCTCAGTCGGAGTGGACGCGCCCCGAATCGAACGGGGGTTTGCTAGAGCGATCTGCCATCCTTCGATGGGAAAAGACCGATAGCACTTACCTGTCGCGCCCCGACGGCTAGTAGCCGCCGCGCTGGCTCAAGGTGCCAGCTGTGATTGCAGAACTTCCGCTGAAGCGTGCGCGTTCACGGGACTGCAATCCCTTGACCTTCTTCTGTGCGCCAACGTCAAGGTCTAGTTCTGCCAATGCCACCTCATCGTCTGACAAGGTGGACTTCTCTAGATTTGCCAACCGTGACGTAGCGTTGCGCTGAGTAGCGATGCTCGTCAGTCGGGTACGGAAGGCATCAGCATTGATGTCGTCGTTACCCGCGAAGGCACCAGCAATCTGTTCACTTACGCCACGACCCAAGTTCAGATCCGTCTGTCGCGCTGCGCCACCGATAAGAGCAGCGTTGGCAATCCTGTTGATGTCCGTGGTTGCTCGATCTGGATCAAGGACGTAGCCAACCAGGGCGTCTGCTTCAATGTTGTAGAAGTCGCGAAGTGAATCGCGGATCTCTTGGGGAGTCTGGTACACAACACGCTGTGCATCAGCAATGCGATCACGAACTTCGTTCACGCTGACAGAGAAGTTACCGACAAGGTCGGCAATCTTGCCGTACTCACCGTCTGTGCCGGGAGTTCCCAGAAACTCAGTCAGGTTGTTCTCTCGGAAAACTCGCCTGTAGTCAGACTCCAACTGGATGTACTCAGCCTCATTACGAATGTCGGGAACACCCTTGGTCTGCAATTGCAGCATCCCACGGAAGCGCGTCTTGTAAGAATCGGTTTGCCGTAGACGTTCGGCTATAACTTCTGTGTTATTACCCCATTGACCAACCAGGCTTTCAACGGAACCAGACAGAGATTCCATGCCGTACTGGCTCAAGATGTTGCGAAGGAATGCCTTGGCACCTTCACGGGCCTGACGTTGCTCTGCTTCCAGTTGAGCTTGAAGGTTCTTGTAGTACGTCTCTTGTGCTTTATCGCCGGGGGTTTGCCCTCCACCACCAGGATCTTGATCGGGGTCTTGCTCGGCTGGTCCAGACTGAGATCCGGCAGGGGTGTAGTTGTATGTAGGTGCCTGACCAATCGCTGCACGAGCGTTGTTCGTGGCCTCCATGACGCGCACGGCATTCCAGTCTTTGGCCGTAAGTGAAGCCATGTTTCCAGACGCTAGCTTGTCAAGAACACTTTGTTCATATGGTGTAGGCACTTAGATCACCTGAACCCGAACATGCGAAGCAAATCAGTACCAACCTTCGTGTATGTCGCATAAGCGTTGTTGGTGTATTCCCAACGCGGGTCGTCGCGAACCATGCGCTCGTACTCGTACAACGGCAGCACTCGAGGCTGTCCATTGGAGTCTGTGGACTGCATGCCAGCCTTGATTATCGGATCATCAAAGCCCAGCGTTCCCTCGCCCACTTCAAGCAATCTCTCCGCAGTCGATACATAAGGAGCGGCCAATACGGACGGGTCGTACCCGTTACGGATCTTCTCTGCCCAAGCAGGGAATGCGCCAACAAGATACGTCTCACGCAGTTCTTGCTTGACGTCATC